TTTTTACAAGGCTCTATGTATATTATGTTATTGAGTATCAGAACGGCATTAGGCATCGGCGACGAACAATAATTATCATCGCGGCTATCACGGCCGCGCTTTACTTATGGAGATTAAGATTATGAAAAAATTTTATTTCACATTCGGTAGTAATCACATAGACGTATTGGGTAATTCTTTGGGAAATTTTTATGTTATTGTTCAAGCAGAAAATTATGCCGATGCGCGCACAAAAATGATCATGGTGCGAGGTCCTAAATGGTCTTTTGTTTATTCAGAAGATGAATTCGGCGACCAAGCTGAACGTTTTGACTTATCGGAAAGATCCTTAGAAGATGTCGCCCTCTTCTAATTGGCTCTTTGTTTGGTTACTTTTTGACCAATTTTAGGCGTCGCTACGTGAATTCTGGCCTATAGTGATAGCCGTCGTTTGCCAGAATTCAAAATTTAATGAACACGAAACCATACAAATCTACAGCAAAACTTACAATATCTTGACAATTGATATTGGCTGGATAGCCCTGTATAATGACCTGGAGAAAATTACAATGTCAAAGCTTAATGTTAAATCAATGATCCTGGCGGCTGCTTTTCTGGCCTTTACCTCTTCCTCTTTTGCTGGTTCTATCGATCTTAGTCATGGAAATAATAATGTTGATTTTCAAATGCAGAACTTGCATGGAAAATGGTTATTTTCCAATAGCAAATTTGCTAATGGAAATGAAACCGAAAACGACTGTTTGCAAAGCACCATGTCTTACGAAAAATACGGTAGACCATATTTTTGCAATGATACAGTGAAAGATGAAAAAGGAGTAATAGCTGGAGTTTCTTTATACATGCCGACAGATGTTTATTTCGAACCTCAAGATCCGTATACTTTAATTCAGGTTCACTATACATTAGTTGATGGAACGGAATTGACCAGAAAATATATGGTCATGAAAATGATTGATTATGGTCATGACAATTTAGTCCAATTTATAGCCGCGCAACATGTAATAGATTTTATTTATTACACTCCCATTGCGAGACGTTTAGATATTACATACAACTTATCGAAAGATAAAAGCATGACGTTCTCTATTATTAATCCTATGTTCGATAAAAAAGGTCATTTGACTAAAAATTACAAGATCGATGAATAGAGAAATTAAGGGGCGTTATGAATGAAAAATTTAAACGGATCTCTAAGAGATTTGTTAATTTCTTTTTGCCCGATATACTAGACGCGGCTTTTTCTTTCTTGTTAAGTTTTATTGGAAACTCAATAAAAGATAGACTAGTGAGAGCTATTATTATAGGAATTTTAAGTGCATTGGGGAATTTTTTTATGTCCGGCAATACAGTTCAATTGCCAATTCATGATATTATTCATACCGTCACAAATACGAAATAGGCCGCAACGCGCGGCCTTATCTTTATTTAAACATTGCTGCGGTAGAACGAAAACGGTTTATACGCAATGTTCCTTGATTTGCCGCACAAGGAATTTCTCCATTTATATTCTTAACAATCTCTGAAATTTTACCAGCATCAGCTAATTCATTGCATTTATTAGACGAAAAAAACCACGCCGCCGACAATGCGCCAGCTTTAGGCTTTTGCAATAGATCCGGCGGTTCGCTAGTCAGGCCAATAGCCGCCAAGCAGCGTAAAATATTTGACTTACCAGTGATCTGAATTGGTCCTTGACCGCGATATGTCCATCCGTCACCGCTCTGTTCATCACCATTACCCATTCGACTAGCATAAACATTATTGGCGATAGCTTCAGGACCCGCCGCCGCCAGTTTCATTGCTAATTCGTTCGGAGTTTTTAATTCAGCTAAATTTTTGACTGCGTAACGTGTCGGCCAGACTTTCGCCAATTCTGCGGCGGAATAATGCAAGTTTTCCTCAAATCGAGTGAGACTTGTAGACTCAACCCCAACGTTAGCGAGAAACGCCGCAATACGATTTACCGTATTAACATTGTACTTATCACAAGCTGCCTGTATAAAAGGCAACCATACATCGGCGACACCGCTGGTACATGCGGTTCCATTCATAAGAATTTCTTTTGTTATGTTCATAAATATCCTTTATATCATAGCCATAATGTAAAAGCTTAATTGAAATGCACTAAAAATATTAACTGAGTTAGTATTAACCGATTCTATTCCATATTCAAACGCTACGCTACTCCCGCCGTCAGTTAATCCTGATAATCCTATAATAATTCCTGGAGTAGCCACGAATGCGCTCGGAAAAGTCCACGTCAAACTATTACTTCCATGCGCTGTTCCCTGAATTGTATATTGCGGAGAAATACAATATTGATGTCCTCCGGGGAATTTTTGAAAATATCCGTTGCTATTGCTACCGTTTGCGAAATCATTATTATATTGAGAAAATGGTACTTTACTTGTATCAGATGGATGATAATGATCAATTCTTGCGATTTGATTCGAACCGCCAGGGGAACCGGAGCCATAATCTACTAACGGAATGTTATTTGAAAGTTGGGTCTGATCAACTTTACTAGTATCGCTAGGATGAATATGTCCTCCATCAGCCCATTGACCTGTTTCTCCAGGATCGGCATTTCCGTCCATATTCGGATCGCCGCCGAATCTGCTAGGAACGACAGGTTTATTATTTTGAACAAAAGCGGTTGTCGCAATTCTAGTTGAATTATCGCCGGTTCCCATTGTTGCGGCATGACTTATTAACGCTGAATACCATGTACCGCCATCTGAATAATACACACGCTCTTCGCCTGATACCATAGTTTGAAATGTCGTATTGCTAATGCCAGGATAAACGATTGAAGCGATAGCAACATTAATGACTACCGATCCGGTTCCATTAAAAATAAATCTAATTGTTCCGCCGGGAACTAAATTAACATTAGGTAATGTTATAGTATAATTACCTGTAGCTAAAATACATAAACTACCAATATGCTGTTGACCTAAAACAGTGTTGTTATTAAAAACATAAACTCCATTTGCATTCCCGGTAAATTGTTTTACAAATGAAGTTGTGGCGATGCGTTGTGAATTATCAGAAAACGGCGGCTGACTTGTCAAGGTTTTTGAAATTTGCAATAAAGAAGTTCCGCCGATTGCAGCATATAAATTATTAGATGGCAATGCGGTTAATTGCAATGAATCTCCAGGTTGTAAAAGAAAAATTGTTATATTTCCGGATTCAGAAGAAATAACGTCTGCCCCTTGCGTCACAATGTTTATTGCGCCCGATCCGTTATTATTAAACCATAAAAATTGATTCGCTATTAACGAACTTTTTACCGGTAGAGTTATTGTTCCTGTAGAGCCAGTCCATATTATTGTGTTACCGCCCGCAATAGCTGTCAATACAGTTGACGATGATAGTGTTATGTTACCGTCGGATCTTCCATAAGAAGTTGCGGCTAAGATCCAAGATGAAAAAGAGCCATTAATACTGCCGCGATTAGCCGTAATGCCGGTTCGTGAAACGTATCTTTGAATTGAATAATTGACCGAATTAAACGACCATTGCATAGTTTCAATCATGCCCGCTTGCGCAGTAGATCCTAATGCAATTGGAATATTAGCACAAGATGCTGCGATAGCATCACTAGCAATTTCAAATGTCCCTAACGGCAAGGAATTTAGATTTGTCGCCGTTGTAATTAACGATGATGACGCGCCAATTGCTCCACCTGAAGGCATAGGAATAGCGGCGTTAATTGCGGTGATTGAGTAATCGAATTCCCAATTAACGGAATTAACTAACGGATCGGAAATGTTTGCAGCAATTAACGATCTGAATGGTAACCACGTCCCCGCATTATTTTGCCGAACGACTTTATCATTAATTCCATAACCTCCAGGCATCGAGGCATACCAAATGCAATAACCGTGTTGCTGTAAAAAAGATATATTATCGGTAGTGACATAAAATAAATAATTTTGAATAGTTCTCTCTACTGGTTTCGCATTTGGATTCCCGGTATTAAGAGGTAATTCATAATCAGTAGTATATCCTTCTTCGAAGCTGACAAAATTCTGCGGCGATAATTGAGGCGGTACAGTTTTATCACCATCGATAGAAAATGCTGTAGGAATAAGATCTGGCATTTTATGACTCCTGAATTACGGCATATTTAATGCCCGTACATGTTGGAATTATACCATATAGGGGAGTGTTAAGTAATGTAATAAACTGATCCGATAGTCCCAGCTCTGCCCCTACCCTATATTCCATATAATACGGAGTCGTTACCGGGGCGACATTCGCCGATGCTACTATAGTGCTATCTGCTAAATAAAAATAATTTTTAGAGGTATAATCCCAGTCTTCGCCTTTATTAAAAATGTATTTTAGCATACGATTGATGTATTGTATTCTACCGTTGGAAACTAAACTAGCATAACGTAATTGCAAAACTTGTATAACTTCCACTAAATTAATTATAGTTGTATCGCCGCCGCCGTAAAAATTACCGCCAATATTAAAAGGAACTTCTGCCGCCGGTTCAGGATTACTATTTACTACATCATTCCATTCATTTAGAGCGAAGGTGCTAATGCCTGTTGTAGCAAAATTTTCCCTGTTAATTCCGTAGGCCCACGCATTATCTACTGGATATAAACCGAATAATTTAGACGGGACACCCAAAATAATACTCCACACTGCTATCCCAAATATTCCGCATGTCTGTAGATTAAAAATATCAGTATAAAAATTTTCCCAAAATTGAGTTTGATTTATAGCGTACCAATTAGCCTTAGCCTGAATTAGCGCTGGGAGTCTAACGGCATTATTTTGCATCCATTTTAAAACCTGCGTTTGGTCTGTATTATATGGTGTTATCATGATAATAATACCTGAATATTACCGACTTTAATTGTCGCTTCTTGATATGGGAGCATAGAAAAATATTGAACAAATCCAGTAGGCCATGCCGGCGGCGGAGATCCTGAGGCTAAAACGCAAATGGTACATTCAGAAATGATTATTCCCGGCAATGTAGTAATAACGGCACTGGAAAGTAAAAAGCCAGAAATATCTACGCCAGTTCCTAAACCGTCTTGGCCGTCAATAAGTCCCGCTGCGTAATTCATAATAGCATTTTGAATTGAAATTTCAGATGCAGCGCTAGTACCTTGTTTTGCCGTTATATGTACATAACAATCGAATTCGATAGGCGTCGTATATTTTACGTAATAAGGTAAATTACTTTCTGGATCTATAACTTGCACACCAAGCGGCGGACTAACGGGATTTCCCTCGCCAGGAGCGCCATAATCCCATGGGCAACCTGAGCCATGAGCTGCGAATAGAGCTGCGGCAATGTCATTCGGTATCGCGGTGCCTGATACACACGCATACATGGCGCTTGGTAGAGTGAAATTTATTCCGTTAACGAGTCCAGCCGCGCCCGTATTATTTTCAATCGCTATCGAACTAGTAACATTATCGACGGCCAATAAATTTGCGTTAATTGCCCCTAAAGATCCAAGCCCCTGGACAAACAACATCTGATTTCTACGGCTTCGTAATTGTGCATCAGTTAATTGTAATGTCCCTAAAATGACCGTGGAATCAGACGATACAGAAGCACTACCCCAGCCTATTACACCATCTACGATCGTTAACGTTTCGACTGGAAGAGGGATCGGGCCTGACTGTTGAGATTGTATTTGTGCGCCAATTGTAGATGATGCCGGAATAATAGTATCCGCCACTAATACGAAATAATCGCCCGCCGTCGTCTGAACACGATTTCCTGCGGGTATCGTTATTTGTATTGTCCCACTATTAACGAGTTGAATGTTATTGCCAATGGTTGATTTATTAATCGACGGTATAATGCCCAATAAGGCACACGTGGATGCTAGAAATACGCCATATGCTTGATCTGGATTTAGCGTATTAGCCATATCAGCATTATTTTTCATTACGCTTGTACGCGACACCGTTTCATTTTGTATTAATGTTCCCTGTGGCGTACTTGCGTCAACGTCTAGAGTCGTACCGAAAATGGCTTGCCATTCGGATTGCACATCAGTTAATAAATCTTGAGTATTTGCCGTTACTGTTCCTGTATCGACATTTAAAGTATAATTTGCAGCCATTATTAAGCCTCCATTCCGCCAGCCGTTCTACCGGAGCCGTTATTTTGTTGTTCGTGACCATGAGAAGCGACATTAATACTATCGACCGTAGTCGTTGCGGGTAAGATGCAAACTTCCGATCCACTTCCTCCCGTTGCGTTAAATCCACCATTTACCGAAGACATCCCGGTAACGGTTAAATCCCCATCAACTAATACATTTTGCGAAAATTCCGCCAATGCCGTTCTAACTAAAACTTTTGTTGGCGCGGCAATAATAATATTATCATTTTGAATGGAAAGTTTAACCGTTCCAGATGTATTTTGAATTACTAATGCTCCCGAATCTTCAGAAGCTAAAGTAAATTTTCGAAACGCATCTGGAATAAAAATTCCATCGGCAAATTGATGCGCTCTACCAGAATTAGGCGCAGCATCGGATAATGATTGTTTGAATAATGATAGATCTCGATCTCCCGCAAATAACCAACCAAGATCGCCAACATTGACTGGGAAATTAATCAAATAACCACCCGCTCCAATAGAAAGTATATTTATTTTTTCAAGACTTTGCCGCGATAAAGTGGAATTATCCATTTTTACTAAGTAAATCATCGGCTGTAAATCTACGGTGCCACCGTCGCGATCAACGCTTAATACTCTACAAGGGATAAGATTGTCATCGTCATACCTATGCTGTTCTAATGTATAATTT